TTCCGCATGGGGTCGAGATTGATGGACCACATCCAGGGCCTGCGGGAGATCGCGGCCTAGTCCAGGAGGTCGACATGACCGCTGACTGGCTCACTCCCGCCAACGTGGACGGCTACGACGAAGCCGCCGTGTTGGACGCCGAGCGCATCGAAGCCGAAGTTCGCCGCAAGATGGCCGCCCGAGCAGCGATCCCCCGCAACGCCTGCGGTTGCTACTCGTGCGGGCCGTCGAACCGGAACCTGCGGATCGACAAGCTGCGGGAGATCGACGCGGACCTCGATGACTACCTGCTGTTCATCGGGGTGGCCGAGTTGCCGCCGGTTGCCTGAAACCTCGAAGTCCTTCTAGGAATCCATTACTTCCCGCCGCGCCAGCCCACAAGGGGCGCATGGGCGGGACTTAGCCCGACTGGGAACGATCTACTGCCCCGCGGATCCCCCGCGCTCGACGGAGCAATGGGGCTGGGGCACATCGCCCACGGGGGTCGGCCCCGGCACGGCGCGTGGAGCGTCGGTGACGTCTTTCGAAGGTCGACGGACCAACTCCACGCATATCGCACGTGCTGGGCACGGGCTGGTCTCCAAAACCGGCCTCGCGAGGTTCGATCCCTCGGTGCGGTGCGAGCGCCCCGGCGGTGGCGGCAGAGCGCGAGTCTTCGGCCCGTGCGAACACCAAGTAACCAGCCACGCTCACAAACACGGCCGCTGGTCGTCATAGCGCTGGGCGGCTCACGGGTTCGGAATCCGACTCGTGGGCCGCTCGGGCATCCACCTGACGACGGGAGCCCACATGGACATCACCTCGGCCCTCGCGGCATCCGGCCCAACCGAGCGAGTCGGGAAGTGCCTGCTCCAGCGGCGCCTCGACTCCATCGACGACCAGATCGAGGGCAAGGGCGACCTCATCGACGCCATCGAGTCCGCCGACTGGACCGCGCCGATGCTCGCCAAGGTGTTCATCCGGCTCGGCATCGGCGTCTCGCTGACCGTCATCAAGACCCACCGATCCGGCACCTGCACGTGCTACCTCGGCGTCTGACATGGACATCAACGAGGCGCTGGCGTCGGCGGCCAAGAAGCACGAACTCCGCACCCTGGTCATCGACGTCGAACGGCTCCCCGGTTCGGCCGTCGCGACTGTCGGCGACTACACCGTGACCGGCCCGTTCTGGTCGCTCAACGACTTCAAGAACCGTGGCTTCCTGCGCCGACGCATCGCACCGGCCGAGGTGACCGAGTGGCCGCGCACCATCTGTGCCGCGTGGCGCTGGTACGGCGAGAAGAAGATCCACTTCGCCGCCGAATGGGACGCTGACGCAGCCACGTTCGCTGAGACCATCCGCGACGTCATGGACGAGGCCGACGTCATCAGCGGCCACTACGTCAACGGCGCCGACCGCAAGTGGCTCAACAGCCTCTTCCGCGACCACCGCCTCCGCTTCCCGTCGCCCTACAAGGTGATCGACACGCTCGCCATCGCCCGCAGGGAACTCGGCGACGAGTCCAACCAACTCGGCGCCCTGTGTGAGCGCTACGGCATCCCGACCAAGCAAGGTGCCTACGATGCTGCTGTTGCTCGTGCTGCCTGCGAGGGCGACAAGAAGGCCCAGCGCGAGATCCGGTCGTACAACATGGGCGACGTCGAAGCCAGCACCGGACTCCTCGCCGTCATGACCCCGCTCGCTCGTGGCCCGCACGTTGCACCGAACGCAGCGGCCGACAAGACCCTGTGCCCGCGCTGTGGCTCCGATGACGTCGAGCGCAACGGCACCTACTCGCCCGCCGTCTACGTGTACGCGCGCTACCTGTGCCACTCCTGCGAGGGCTGGTTCAAGACGACGTTTGAACACAGGGGTCCAAGTGTCAAGGCGATCGCGTGAAGGACCAGCACGGAACCCTCTGCCACGAGGACGGCAGCGCCAAGGTCTACAAGCCGATCGGCGTCGACAGCATCCCACTGATGGAGTCGATGATCTGGCCCGACGACATGGCCAAGGTCAACGTCTTCCGCGATGGGCACATCGTCAAGGTCGACCCCAAGCTCGGCCAGCGCTGCGATGCCGAGTCGTTCGCGATGGACATCGAGAAGCGGATCAACCGTCAGCTCGGGTTCGTCGCCTGCACGGCATCCGAGGGACACGACTACTACGTCGCCCTTGAGCGCGCCTGCGACTACTGTGGCGCGGCGCTGTGATCCTCGCGCTGCACCTCTTCGGCCACGAGGTCATGGTGCTCCAGATCGGGAACGCCGAGGTCGCTGTCGAGGACGACTCGCCTGGCGACTGCACCACGTACCCGGTTGGCTTCTGTCAGCCCGAGATGCCCGACGAGGTTGGGTTGCCGGATCGGGACTACTGATGGCGTGGTCAACCAGTGACCGGCGCGACCGACTGCCACTCGACTGGGACGCACGCGTGAGGGCCGTGAAGAAGCGGGCCAAGAACATGTGCGAGGCCGCCTACCACGTGGAAGAATGTGACCTACGTGGGCGCGACGTAGACCACGTCCATCAGGGCGATGACCACTCGCTCGACAACCTCCAGTTGCTCAGTGGCCCGTGCCACGCAGCGAAGACCCGCCTCGACAACGGATACTCCGGAGCCGTCAAGGCGCCCGTCGAGAAGCACCCAGGTCGCAAGGGGTAGGGCAGGGTTCCCCCGATACGGGGTGGGGGTACCTGACTGCGGTAGCCGCTCCGGATGCGTGCGTTGCCGATCTCTGTTTTTCAGGCCGCCTGGCGCGGCTCAACCGCTGCCCCAGGAGGGCTCCCGCATGTCCAAGCCCAAGCCTCCTGCGTCACTCGCGGACGCAGGCGCTGCCCTGTGGCGCGAAGTCGTCGCGAACTACGACCTCCGCGCGGACGAGCTCCGTACGCTCGAGGACGCCTGTGCGACGACGGACATGCTCGCGACGCTCGAGAGGGAGTGGCGCGAGGCTGGCCGCCCGTTTATGAGCAAGGGCAGCATGGGCCAGGAGGTCGAGCACCCGCTGATTGGCAGCATCGACAAGATGCGGAAGTCGCGGCAGGCGTTCATTCGGCAACTCAAGCTCCCTGACGACGTCCCGGCGGGCGGCGTGACCACGAACCCGGCCCGCGCTGCTGCGGAGTCGCGGTGGAAGCATGGCTCGTAGTAGTGGCCCTGCGTTCATTGAAGATCTCAGCGCCGACTATCGCGCGATCGAGCAGGAGTACCGCGACCTTCTAGAGCGGACCACGCCGCCGACGGATCTCGCGTGGGAGCCGGTGAAGATCGGCCCGACGTGGCAGTACGACGAGGTTGATGGCTGGCTGCTTCCTGAGGCGTCTCTCGGCTGGGGTTTCCTGTCGTGGACGACGTATCACCTGCGTGGCAAGGGCCGGAAGCACTGGTGGTGGACGCCGGAGCAGACGCGGTTCCTGCTTTGGTACTACGCCGTCGACTCGGATGGCGACCTGCTGTGCCGCTCGGCTCGCCTGCAACGGCTCAAGGGCTGGGGGAAGGACCCGACGGCCGCCGGCATCGCGATCGGCAGCCTGCATGCACCGATCGTGTTCGACCACTGGGAAGGCGATCGTCCCGTTGGGCGCGATGACCCGGAGGCGTGGACGCAGATCGCGGCCGTGTCGCAGGACCAGACGAAGAACACCTTCAAGCTGTTTCCGTCGCTGGTGCCTCGCGAGACTCGCGCTCGGTACGGCATCCAGATCGGCAAGCTGAACGTCTGGTCCGACGGGGATAGTCGACAGATCGAGGGCATCTCGACGGCGGCCGACTCGAACGAGGGAGGCCGTCCTCACCAGATCATCCGAGCCGAGACGCAGAACTGGCTCAAGACCAACGGCGGCCACGACCTCAACGGCGCGATGGACGGCAACGCCGCCAAGGCCGAGGTCGGCTCCCCTGCCCGCGTCCTCGACATCTTCAACGCCTGGCGCCCCGGTCGCGACTCGATCGCCGAGCGCGCCAACGAGGGCTGGGAGTCGTCGACCGACGAGCACCCGTTCATCAAGTACGGCGTGCTCTGGGATTCCCTCGAGGCCCCACCTGACGCACCACTGACGAAAGAGGCGGCACCCGATGTCATCCGCTCGATTGCGGGTGACGCGAAGTGGCTCGACACGCGCCCCAAGGGCACGATTATGGAGTCGATCCTCAACCCGGACAACTCCACCAGCGAGTCCCGGCGCAAGTGGTACAACCAGGTGGTCGGCACTGCTGACGCCTGGGCTCAGCCGCGCTGGATCGACGACAAACGGAATCGCCGCAAGGACGAGAAGCTTGAAGACGGCGACGTCGTCGTGCTGTTCGGCGATGGCTCCAAGTCGGGTGACGATACGGGCCTGATTGCGATTCGGGTCTCCGATGGTCTCGCCGAGGTTCTGCATCACCAGCACCCCGGCGTCGATGCCGACAACAAGCCGATCTTGGTCGACCGCAACCGTGTCGACGAGGCGGCCATCAAGGCGTTCGACCGTTTCAAGGTGATCGCGTTCTGGTTCGACCCGTCGCACGCGAAGGCTGATGACGCGGTCGAGGATGACCGTTTCTGGTGGCCTCTTGTCGATCAGTGGCATGAGCGTTATCACCGCCGGCTCAAGAAGGAGTTCTGGCCGGTGAAGTCGGGGCCGCGGCAGCACGCGGTCGCGTTCGATATGTCTGGTTCGGCTGCTCAGCAGTTGTTCCAGCCCGCGGTGACGCAGGCTGCCGAGGATCTGGAGAACGGTGAGGCGCCTTACTGCGACTCGGCTGTGCTTCGGCGTCACATGAAGAACGCTCGCCGCCGTGAGGGCCGTTTCGGCATCACGTTGGGCAAGGAGAATCGCTCCTCGACCCGCAAGGTCGACCTGGCTGTCTGTTTCGTCGGCGCCCGCATGTTGTGGCGCATCGTCCGCCTGACCCAGAAGGGCAAGGGCACTCCCGGCAAGGGTCGGGTGCTCATCCGCGACTAAGGAGGAGGTTCCGTGGTCGACTTCGCCTCGCCTTCCTTCTCGTCCGCCGTGACGCCGAGCCTGCCGAGCCTTGGCTTGTCCGAGGATGAGCGGCAGACGATCGGCCTGCTGCGGAATCAGTACAACCGTCTCGCGCCCACGATGCGCCTGTGCGACATGTACTACCGCGGCGTCCAGGAGATCAAGAACCTGCGGATCGCCGTGCCGAAGGAGCTCGAGGGCCACCTGTGCACGCTGGTCGGGTGGGGGGCGATGGCGGTCGACCCCTATGTCGAGCGGCTGAACCTCGACACCTTCCGGCAGGTCGGCGCCACGGATGGCGACGAGTACCTGATGGCGATGATGGACGCCAACAACTTCTGGTCCGAGCAGTCGCTGGCGTTCACCGATGCCCTGTCGATGGGTCCGGCCTACTGGATGGTGGGCTCGCCCGCATCTCGTGGCGATGCGCCCGTGGTTACCGTTGAGTCGCCGTTGAATACGGCGGTCCTGTGGGATCTGCGCGGCACGTCACCGCGGGCGACGATGCAGGAGTACTGGGCCGAGGATGGTCGCCGTCGTGGGGCGCTGCTCGTTCCGGGCAAGACGGTGCATCTGGCGCAGAACGACAAGGGCGAATGGGTCGTCACCGACCGCGATGACCACGGGTTCGACTTCGTACCCCTCGTGCGGATGGCGAACCGGGCGCGCACCAACAACCGCTCGGGCTCCTCGGAGATCACCCCGGCGCTCCAGTCGATCATTGACGAGGCGTGCCGGACGCTACTGAACCTGGCCGTAGCGCGCGAGGTCTACTCGGTGCCCCAGAAGGCCATTCTGGGCGCCACTGAGGCAGCGTTCACCAAGGCCGACGGCTCAATGGCAAGCGCGCTGGAGGTCTACATGACCAAGGTGCTCGGCCTGGAGCGTGACGAGAACGGCGAACTCCCCCAGTTGTTCCAGTTCCAGGCATATGACCCGTCGGTGTTCACGAAGATCCTTGACTGGTACGCCTCGGCCGCGTCGGGCATCGTGGCGGCCACTCCGCAGGATCTCGGCCTGTACACCCAGGGCAACCCCGCGTCTGCTGAGGCTGGCCTGATTGCCGACGACCGTCGCAACCGCCGCGCGAAGCGGATGCAGCGCGAGTTCACCGGTCCGCTGATCGACGTCGCAAAGATGATGGTCCGGTTCGACAACAAGGGTCGCCTGCCGTCTGACTACGAGCAGATCGCGGCCGACTGGTCGCCGGTTGAGATGCAGGCTCCCGGGCTGCTGTCCGACGCGGTGACCAAGGAGATCGCGGCCGGTGCAGTTCCGGCGACGTCCGATGTCACTCTCAAGCGCCTCGGCTACAACGCCGTCGACCGCGCGCGCCTTGAGCAGGATCGCGTGGCCGACGATGCCCGGAACATGGCGCAGGCGCTCGCGCAGGGCCTGCTCCCGAAGCAGGGCGGCGATGGCAACGCCAACGGTCTCTGACAACCCTGCGACCCAGCGCCAGTACGCCACCCAACTCGCCCTCTCCGCCGCTCTTGCCCAGGCGATCCGAACACTGTGGGCGTCGACCACTCCCCTGTCCTCGGAGGATGCGTGGGACGTCTTCGCCAACGGTGTCCGCGCGGTTGTACCGCAGTACGGCCAGATGGCGAGCGTCACGGCGCTTGACAACTACCGCGCCGCTCGCATCCAGGCCGGTGTCACGACGACGCCGAAGCTGCCGAAGATCGAAGCCGCACCCGCCAGCAAGGTCGACGCGGGTCTCGACTGGGCGCGTCGGGCCATCGAGGACATCGAGGCCAAGCAGGCCGCCGCCCTGGCTGAGATCGAGGCAACGATCCAGAAGCGCGCCGACGCGGCGATGCAGAAGGTGCTCCTTGACGAGGCCCGCGAGACGACCGTCCAGGCTGTCGAGGGCGACGAACGGGCCCTTGGGTATCGCCGAGTGCCGCGCCCCGGGGCCTGTGCCTGGTGTCTCGCGCTCGCCACGCGCAAGACCACACGGCGGGGACTCGCGAAGGACTTCGCTCGCTACGGCAAGCCGGGCGCAATGGGTGGCGATGAGCACTGGGGCGTCTACAAGTCCCGTGCTGCTGCCGGCCAGACGCCGGTCGGGTCGGCTGAAGTGAACCGCTTCCACAACAACTGTCACTGCGTCGTTGAGCCGATCTTCTCGACTGACTTCGTGGTCCCTGAGTGGCTGCGCGAGGTCGACGATCTTTACCAGTCGACTGACGACTTCAATCATTTCCGACGCGTGATCGAGGCCCGCCGCCGGGGCGAGACGCCGACCGATCCGACGCCGATCATCCCAGCCCCTGCCGCCGCCCCCGCGCGTGTCGCGGCCATCGCTGACCTGCTCGGCAACCTCGACCGCGGCATGCGCGCGGCCTGAAACCTCCCGCTCGACGCGGGGAAGCACAACCGCCCCAGGAGGGCTCATGTCCACTGCTCCGGCAGAACCCACCCCGACCGAGCCCGCTGGCAATGAGCCGTCCGCAGCTGCGACGACCCAGCCTGAGGCTCCCCAGTCCAGCGAGACGCCTGCGCCGACCGGCAAGGGCAACCCGTGGGACGACCCCAAGGCCGCCGAAGCCGAGATCAAGCGGCTTCGACAGGAGAATGGGGCAGCGCGAACCAATGCCAAGGCGCAGGCCGCCGAGGAAGCCCGCAAGGAACTCGCGAACACCATCGGTAAGGCCCTCGGCATCGTCGAGGACGGCGCCGAGACCGACCCGGCCAAGCTCACCGAGAGCCTGACTGCATCCCAGCGCGAAGCGAAGCAGGCGCGAGTTGAACTCGCCGTGTTCCGCAACGCCGCAGCCGCAGGAGGCGACCCCGCCGCCCTGCTGGACTCTGCTTCCTTCCTGGCGAAGGTCGCCGACCTCGACCCCTCTGACGCCGACGCCCTGAGCGACGCGATCAAGGCGGCGGTCGAGGCCAACCCGCGGCTTGGTGCCGCACCCGCCGACCCGAAGGCCCCCGCGCCGAACCCCGCACAGGGCTCGAGCGCGGCCGGATCCCCGGACGTCGGCCAACTCACCCGCACCGACCTGGAGCGGATGACGCCGCAGGAGATCGAGAAGGCCCGCATCGACGGCCGGCTCAACAACCTGCTCGGCATCAAGACCTGATCCCTGATCCAGAAAGGACGCCACCATGGCCGTCGACACTTTCATTCCCGAGGTCTGGGCCGCCAGCCTCAAGGTCGCCCTCCTCGAGCGCCTCGTCACCGGACAGCCCGGTGTCATCAACCGCGACTACGAGGGCGAGATCGCCGCGTTCGGCGACACCGTCCACATCGGCTCGCTGGCCGACCCGACCGTCTCGAACTACGTCAAGAACGTCACGGCCATCGCGCCTCAGACGCTCGCGACCACGGACGAGACCCTGGTCATCGACCAGTCCAAGATGTTCGCCTTCGAGGTCGACGACGTTGACCAGCGCCAGGTTCGCAACTCTGGCGACCTTCTCACCAAGGCCGCCCAGCGCGCCGCGTTCGGCCTCGCCAAGACGCTGGACACGCACCTGCTGACCAAGATGACGACCGACGCGGGCAACGTCCTCACTGCCCAGGATGTCGCCACCGCCGACGCCGCGTTCCTGCTCCTGCGCAAGCTGCGGATGACCCTCAACAAGGCCAACGTGCCCGGCGAGGGCCGCTTCTGCATCGTCTCGCCGGAGTTCGAGGCGCTCATCCTCGGCGACAACCGATTCATCGACGCCAGCCGCTACGGCAGCTCCGCGCCGATCCTGAACGGCGAGATCGGCCGCGCGATCGGGTTCAGCATCCTGACCTCGAACAACCTGCCCGCTGGCACCGCCGGCACCCCGCCCGAGGTCAGCAACTTCGTCATCGCGGGCCACCCGATGGCGACGACCCTCGCCGAGCAGATCAACAAGGTCGAGGCGTACCGCCCGCAGGACTCCTTCGGTGACGCCATCAAGGGCCTGCACCTCTACGGCTCGCGCGTCGTGCGCCCCGAGGCGCTCGCGGTCTGCGACGTCGACACCACTGTCGCCTGAGCGACCGACTGACAGGAGAACCCCGATGGGTTACGTCAAGGCAGAAGTCACCAACAAGTCCGGCCAGAAGGTCGGTCTGCTCCTCGATGAGGAGGACGAGCTGGTCGAGTACCTCAAGAAGCTCGTCAAGCGCGACGAGCTGGAGGACGTGAAGTTCTCCAAGGTCGCCGAGAAGTCCGCTCCGGCGGGCAAGTAGCGAAGGAGGGGGGCGCCACCGTGGCCAATCCGGCAACCGTCGCCGACGTAGTCAGTCGGTGGCGCCCTCTCTCTGCCCAGGAGACCACGAACGCGGAGACGTTCCTGGCCGACGCCTGGGTGATGCTCAAGCGCCGCATGGCGGTCGAGGGCGTCGACATCGAGGCCCAGATCGCCGCCGATGACGACCTCAGGGCCGATGTTGTGCGCGTGCTTGCCACCGCGGTCCTGCGAGTGATGAAGAACCCTGATGGCAAGTCGCGAGAGTCGATCGACGACTACTCGTGGCAGCGCGACGAGGCCACCTCGGCAGGGCTGCTCTACTTCACCGACGACGAGCTTGACGGCCTGATCCCCGGTTCGGGCGAGAAGGGTCGGGCGTTCATGATCGACCCGCTCGCCACGTGGGCCGCTCAGTGGACGACGCCGTGAGTAGTTCGTCTGCGATCGTCGCGGGTCGCCAGGCCGCCGAGGCCGAGATGACCCTCACCCTCGCCGCCCACTCTCCCACTGGCGCCACGACGACCGACCCTGATGGTTTCGAGGTCCCGACGTTCGCGCCCGAGGGTTCGACGTTCGGCAAGGTTCAGGGCGGCGGGCAGTCCGGCAAGGACACGCCGACTCGCTACATCCGCATTGGCGACGTCGATCGCCCGGTTCTTTCCGCTGGCCTGCATATCCCGATTAGCGCCCCCGTTCCCGTTGCGTCTGAGCAGCGCGGTCAGGCGTGGGAGTACGAGGTGACGGCGGTCGGCCCTGTCGATGATCCCGCTCTCCTCGGTCGCCGCTACATGGTCGTCGGCGTGCCAGCCAAGTCGTTCGCCACTGCCCGCCGCCTCGACGTCATCGAGCTCTAGGAGGTCGAGATGCGCGTTCGTGTCATCGGCGGCGTCGGCGACCTGGCCCGCGACCTTGAGGGCGTCGCTGTCCGCGTGAAGCCCGACATGCGCGGCGTGGTCAACGAGTCGCGCAAGTCCGCCGAGATGCGAGCCAGGGGTTTCGCTCGCGAGAAGGCCGGACCGCACGGCAAGGATTACCACAAGCGCATCTCGTCTGAGATGACCGGCGAACTGGCGGCCGAGATCGGGCCGAGCGGCGTCCCGAAATCCAACTTCGTCGGCGCCGGCTTCCGCCACGGCGTCAACACTGACCTGCCGCGAACGGCGGACATCGTTGGCCCCGAGATGGCCGCTGGCGTGCGACGCAAGATCGGCGGGTGGTTCTGGTGAGTCTCGACATCGCGATCGACCCGCACGCAGAGGCGATCGTGGCGCTCATCAACGCGGCCGGGGGTCACGCGTACCAGCCGGGCGAGGCCAAGAAGCTGACCACCCTCCCGCCGTACTTCACCGAGGTCTACGTGATGGCTCGCCCCGACGAGAATGGCCGCATTGGGTCGCTCGGAGGGATCACCCCGGCTCGCGTGATGACCCGCTCTGTCGCCCAATCCGAGCACAACGCGATCAATGAGCGCAGCAAGGTGTCCGCGGCCCTGCTCGGAGCCTCGTTCGTCGTCGCGGGCGAGACCTTCGGCCCCGTCCGTCGCGAGACCAGCGAAGACTCAATCACCGACGAGGGCAACGGCTGGTGGTCCGGCCAGTCGTCTTGGATCTACGCCTGACTCACCTTCAACCCGAAACCCCGCCCCGCGCGGGGTTTCTGCATTTCAAGGAGCCCCGATGCCCGAGTTCATCCGCGTCCGCTGCCAGTCCACGAAGCACGAGAAGTCGATCCCGGTCGACGCGTCTCGTGAGGGCTGGGACGTGCTGGAGAACAAGCCCGCGACCAACCCGGACGGCACTCCGCTGCCGGACAAGCATTACGTCGCCCCTGAGTCTCTGTCGAGCCAGTCCAACCGAGGCCAGAAGGCCGACAACCCGAAGGGAGCCTGAATATGGCTGCTCCGATCCGTCCGGCCGCGTCGAAGGCGTATGGCCGGGAGAAGTGGGTGTTCGTTTCGACGATCGCCGACATCAACGCGCCGACTGTGTCCGAGGTGACCGCCGGCACCACGCTCGACATCTCGTGCTACCTGTACGAGTCCTCGGCCCGTCCCGGCGCGACCACGAACCTGGTGGACCGCGAGCGCCGGATCTGCGACACGACCACGTTCCAGCAGGTCGGCACCACGACCTACTCGGGTGGCGAGATGGTTGCGTCTCTCGACCCGCAGGCCGCTGCGCTGTCGAACGGCAAGAAGGCGTGGGAGAAGTTCCCCGAGGGCACGACTGGCTACCTCGTTCGTCGCCTCGGTATCGCGGTTGCCACCGACCTTGCCGCGGGCCAGTTCGTGGACGTCTTCCCGGTCGAGTTCGGCGTCCCGGTGCCCGGCACCGTGGGCGACGGCGAGTCGCGGGAGATCTCGTTCACCTCGACGTTCGCCATCACCTCGACGCCGGCGTTCGTCAAGGCCATCGCGGCCTGATTCAGCCCCGGAGTGGGCGGGGTTCGACAGCCCGCCCACTCCGGTCCAGCGGTGCCCACCTGTCGACCTGTCGAAAGGAACAGCATGCCGATCCCGCAGTCAGTCCGTCACGCCGACCTCATGGCCGCCCTTGAGCCGCTCTGCGACCTCGTGGGAACGAACCCTCTCGCGATCTTCGCCAACCCTGGAATTCTGATCTCGCAGGACCAGATCCAGTTCACGGTCGCTTCGTCGCCACAGGTGCCGCATCCACAGGGAGTCGAATCTCCTGCGGTCGTGGTGGGCGAGGGACACTCGGCCGAGTACGGCTATCAGATCGCGATCGCCGTCGAGCAGGGCGAGCGGGTGGCGGCATGAGCGACTTGATCCCCCAGCGCACCGACGAGGTCGTGCTGTACCGCGACGAGGACCAGCGCGAGCTCGAGCGACTGGAGCGCGCCCTGACTGCCGCCGCCGCCACCTCGTCTTCCCCGCTGCGCATCGGCGATGACCCCTCTGTTGTCGAGGCCGCCAAGGCGTTTGATGACTTCAAGGCCGCGGCCGCTGAGCGCGGGGTCACCGTATGCCTGCGCGCAATGCCCGGCCGCAAGTGGCGCGCTGCGGTCGCCGCCAATCCGCCGCGCGAGAATCACGACGCAGACGCCGAGTGGGGCTTCAATCACCTCGCGCTCGCCGATGTCGTGGTCGAGCCCTGCATCGCCTCCATCGGCGGCCAGGTGCTCACGGGCGACGCGCTGACCGAAGCCGTCGACTCCATGAGCGATGGCGACTTCTCCCTCGTCTACTCCCGCGTCCTGCGACTCAACACGGGACAGGGGCCGGACCCAAAAGACTCGATCTCTCAGCGGCTTCCGAGGAGTTCGAGCGAGACCTCCGAATCTCCCGAGCGCTTGGCCTGACGCTCGCCCAGTTCGATGCACTCCCTGTCGCCGAGCGGCTTGCGCGGATCGCCGAGGATCATCGCGACCGGCTGACCTGCTCTCACTGCGGGCATCCGCGCGACGATTGCTCAGACCCTGAGCGTCTCTGGTTTCCCCAGCGCTCCGTCTGCTACGCGTCCATGGAGGGCGCGGCGGCCAACGCGCGCTACGACGCGATCCACGAAGACAAGCCGTTCCACAACGGCGACTTCACCTCGTGGGCCAAGGAGCGCAGCCCTCGTCACCCGTACCACGCCCGTGACGGCGTGTCGATCTGGGTGCACGACGAAGACCTGTCGCCCGATGACGACTTTCTGACCGACCCCCGAGAGGCGGTGCCGAGTGGCGACACGTCGTGAGCGCGTGATCCTGGAACTCCAGGACGACCTCTCCGGGGGCATGGTCAAGGCCGCCGCCGCGACGAAGCTGCTCGACCGCGAACTGAACCGGCTGTCGGGACGAGCGGTTGTCACAAGCCGCGCATCCGGTACGGCCTCCCGCGACATCGACAAGATCGCAACCTCTTCGGAGCGCGCTGGCCGCGAGGTCGACCGGCTCTCGGGTCGCATGCGGATCCTCGCCGACATCGCGGCGGTCCTCGGTCCGTCACTGGCTCCGATCAGCGCGGTCGCCGTCCCTGCGGTCACTGGTCTCGCGTCGCAGCTGGGCTTTGCTGCCATTGGCGCGGGCACTCTCCTCGCCGCCGTCCAGGGTGTCGGCGACGCGCTCAAGGCCGTGAACACCGCGGCCCTCGAGCCGACTGCCGCCAACCTCGAGAAGGCGCGTCAGGCGATGGCGCAGCTTGGCCCCGAGGCGCAGGCGTTCGTCACGAGGTTCCAGGCGCTGCGCCCGGTGCTCAACGACATCCGCGACGCTTCCGCCTCAGGATGGTTCCCCGGCCTGGTCGAGGCCATGGGGTCACTGGAGCAGATCGCGCCCGACATCGCGTCAATCTTCCAGCAGATCGGCGCCACTGGCGGAGACCTCGTCGCCAAGGGTGCATCGGCGTTCGCGGGCCCCGAGTGGGCAGACTTCCGCAACTTCGTCGCCACCGAGGCCCCGAAGGCACTCGACGACCTGGGCCGCACTCTCGGCAACGTCGCTAAGGGTCTGTCCGAGCTCTGGATGGCGTTCGGGCCACTCAACCAGTCGTTCTCGTCATGGCTGCTGGACGCGTCCCGCTCGTTCGCCGAGTGGGCCGACGGACTCTCTGCAACCCAGGGCTTCCAGGAGTTTGTCGACTACATCCGCGAGAACGGTCCGAAGGTCGGTGACACGCTCGCCGCCCTCGGCGACGCGGTTGTTCAGATCATCGAGGCTATTGCCCCACTCGGTGGCCCCTCGCTCAAGATCATCGAGTCGTTCGCAACCGCCGTGGCTGCGATCGCCGACAGCGACCTGGGTACCCCGATCATGGCTGGCGTTGCCGCGCTCGCTCTGTACAACCGCTCGCTCCAGGTGACTGCCGCACTCCAGAAGCGCCTCGGCTTCGGCGGGACTAGCCCCGGCGGAATGCCTGGCGGCACGGGCGTTGCCCCGGTTGGCCTCTTTGCCCCTGGCGGAGGCTTGCGCCGCACGGGATCTGACCTGCGGACCTATGCAGGGCTTCGAGCCCAGGTTCTCGCGCGCACCGCCGCCGAGACGGAGCGGATGAACGCTGCGCTAGGCCGCAGCAAGGCGGGGCTCGCCGGGCTTGCCAGAAACGCCGCGCCCGCGGCAACCGCAATGGGCGCGCTCGCCATCGCCACCTCTGACGCCGGCTCAGCGGCCGTCGGCACAAACGCATCCATGGGCGCACTCATGGGCTCGATGGCCGGTCCGTGGGGCGCGATCCTGGGTGCCGCGGCTGGCGGCTGGCTGGATGTCAAGACGAGCATTGACGCAGTCAATGCCGCAATGGCCGAGGGTGATCGTCAGGCGCTCAATCGCCTGGCTGTACAGCGCCGCGGAACCTATACGGATCCGATGTCTTGGCTGACTGGCGCGAACGTTCGCCAGGGTGTCGGCGACGTCTATTCCAAGATCACGACTGGCGAGACGGCTACATCGCGGGCTGGTCGCGAGGGCGGCAAGGGCATCGGCGCGGGCATCGGCGGCGCGGAGTTTGGCGCTCGCGCCAAGAGCATGCGTGAGGCCGAGGCCGCTGAGCTGGGCATGTCGTCGGCGACGTCGCAGCTCGCCGCCAACCTCAACATGACCAACTCTGCAATGCAGGCTGGCATCCAGGCGATTGACGCCCGGACGGCGGCTGCGGCGGGAGCATTTGACGCCGAGACGCAGTGGCGGGAGGCGCTGAAGTCCGCGCGCGCGCAGGCCGACAAGAACAACGCCGGCCTCAAGGGCGACTCCGACGCCGTGCTCGCGAACCGGAAAGAATTGAAGAAGCTGAGCGACGCCTGGGTTGTTCAGCGCAATGCCATGAAGGAGAACGGCGCTTCGGCGGACGCGATCGATAACAAGTACCGCACCGCCCGCAAGGCGTTCATTGACACAGCGGTTGCCATGGACGCGCCGATCGAGCAGGCGCGCCGCCTTGCTCGGCAGATGCTCGCGATCCCAGAGAAGCGCGCGACGCAGATCGTCGTGACCGGCGGCTCGGAAGCGCTGTCCCTGATCCGCCAGGTGAAGGCCGAGATGGCGGGTATCAAGGACAAGACCGTCCGCCTGAACTACTTCGTCAACCGCATTGGCGGCGAGACCAAGCGCTCGGGCGGCGGTGGCGATGGCGACCCGAGCACGCCATACGCCTCGGGCGGTTTCACGGGATATGGCGGCAAGTATGCCCCGGCTGGCGTCGTGCACCGTGGCGAGGTCGTGATCCCGCAGGAACTGGTCCGGCGCGACAAGGGCATGCTGATGGCGCGCTACGGCCACTTGCCCGGGATGGATCAGTTGCCCGGCTTCGCATCCGGCGGACTCGCCAGCCGATCCTTCACCCCCGCAGGCCCCTTCTCGCCCATCATGGCCGACCCTCGCCTGTCGTCGACCGTGCTGGATCTCCATGAATTCGGCCGCGGCATCAAGGCCCTGAATCGCGGCCTCAAGGAGTCGAAGAAGGCTCTCGACCGTGAGACGAAGGCCCGCGACGACATCGCATCCAAGATGGCGTCGCTGCGGGACACGGTCTCGGGCAAGGTGACCTCCGACCTGTTCAGCGAGTCGCCCATCTGGTCGGCGGGCGGCACGTTCTCTGACGTCATGTCGGTCCTGTCCGGCGACATCGCGACCGGGACGCGACTGAAGCAGAACATCGCGACCCTCAAGAAGAAGGGTCTGAACGGTGGCGCTCTCGAGGCGCTGCTGACCCAGGGCGATGCGGCGACGATCGACACCTTTGCGAACAAGGTGAGCGCGCAGCAGTTGGCGCAGTTCGAGCGGCAGTACGAGACCCGCGCCTCGCTCGCCAGCCAGGTTGGCCAGGCGGCCGGGAACAGCGTCTATGGCCGCGAGTTGGCGCAGGCGAACCGCGAGCTTCGGCAACTGCGCGCCGAGGTGCGCGCAGTGGAGCGGGCGATCAAGCACGAGCACAAGAAGTCGCGCGACGCGGCCAAGCGTGGGCACGGCAACGCGTCCCGGAGCAGCACTAGGAGTGGACGATGAGTGAGCCGACTCCCGACCCGACGCCGTCCCCGGTGGTCGCGTTGATCGAGGCCCGTCGTGACGTGCTGACGAACGGGCCCGAGTCGATCGGCATGCAGGGGCAGAAGGTGGCGCAGATGCAGGCCGCTCTCGACGCGGCGCTGGCCTGTCTCGCTAGTTGCGAGGCCGAGTTGGCGGCTCTGGATCACGCGCTCGATCTGCTCAATGGCGGTGCCGCGTGACTCAGGACCACTCGATCACCTGGGGCGCGCTCCAGTTCGCTGGCCCCGTCGACCCGGACGCGGACTACCTCATCGAAGCGATCGCCGAGGGGACCGACCTCGGCAACCCCGTGCCCGTCATCGAGGTTGTGCGCTCCCTGCTGACCGACGGCTCACTGGCCGTCCTTGAGGGCTGGGACAACCGCGAGGCTCCGATTCGGCTGCGGTTGTCGGCTCCCGAGGGCGTTGCTGGTCCGGCTCTCGCTGCGGCCGAGGCTGCGTTGATGGCCGAGCTGATGGCGACATCGAAGTCCCCGCTCATCTGGGTGCCGCCCGCGACCGATGCTGCGACGTGCGTGTTCGATGTCGTGGCTGCGCGTCTCGACCGCGACACGTCCGATGGCTGGGATGCAGAGGAGAAGCAGCACGAGTGCCGCTACTACCTGCTCACCTTGACTTGCCTGCCGTTCGCGCGACCCGAGGAATCGACCGTCGTCCCGGCGCTCGCCCCCACGCCGCCCGTGCCCACGGTCGTCGACATCGACGACTGCACCTCGGCCGCGGGCTGGACGATCGCCGCCGGGCCCAACGCGGCCTCGACCACTGGGCCCACGAGTTCGGGCGGATCCGTCAACAGTGGTGCGACCGTCTCGTACCACGCTGGCGACACTCGGACGCCGTCTTACGGTGTCGTCCGCCCTGGTGCGGTCACGATGGGATCCACTCCGTACCTGCGGATCACGGTCACGCTCACCGGCGCTGCGAGCCAGCTCCTCGTCGGCAACGCGGGAGCGGTGGCGGTGGTTGCGAGCACCCTCGTGCCCGGCGCGCTCGACTGCTACTTCCTGCCCGCCTCGTCGTTCAGTTCGATGCTCATCTACGTGTACACCGCCCCCGGGGCCGCGAATGGGTCCACGTTTGGCGCGCAGATCCACCACATCGCGAAGACGGACGCGATCGTCGGCGCGGGCACCACGCGCGAGCAGTCCCGCACTGCGACCGTGAGCGGATCTGCCCCCACGCAAGCCGCGATCCGACTGTTCGACGCGACCCCCGCGGGACTCGGATCCGAGATCCTTGCGTTCACGTCGCGCAACACGCTGTGGCAGCCGGCACTTCGGCCCTATCGCGTCGCCGGCGGCACGGTCACGCCAGACTCGGCGCGCGTCTCTGGTTCGCGCAACACGCTGGCGACGCAGATGGTGTTCCGTATCCCGGCGAACCTGTTGACCACTGGCACCTATGCCCTGATGGCGCTCATGAACGTGACGACAGGTGGAACGGTCACCTGGGAAGCGAAGATGGTCGGGGTTGGTGGCGCACTCATTCCCGGCTCATCGGTCATCCTCACGGGCTCGACGACGGTCGGGGTGACGTCCGGCTATCAGACGCTGAACATCGCCCGAATTCCCCTGCCCGTGCTCGCCGTCGAGGCCGACCAGATGGTGCA